CAGCGGCAGAAAAAAAACGAATTGGGGCAGCACTAAATCACCTGAAACGAGAACCGTTTGGTTATCGAGTCGACTTGGTAATCACTCGAATTCTCGGCAAAGGTCAGCGGTTGTTTGATCCTGACAGCATTGGCCGTGGCAACGCTAAACAGTTAATTGACACGCTAACGCAACTCGGCTGGTGGCACGATGACTCAGCGAAATGGATTCGCTACGTTGATTATCGGCAGGACGACACACAGCGAGGCACGGGGCCGTCTGTATTGATTGAGGTTAAGAGGATTGAAGAATGAGAGAACAACAACATAATTGCGGCATATGCCGCCGAACAACCGAACGGAACAACAGCCATTGTCTGAGTTGCAACACATTATTACGTGATTGCAAACCGCAAAAGGTGCCACCCTGCAACAAGTGCAGAAAGTGTACTGCGTTAAAAACAACAATCGGCGAAGACGGTAGGATTGTTTGTGCCGAGTGCGGTGATGACTATTGGGGAGGTGTGCAGAGTTATTGAGTTGATTAAAAGGAAAACATCTATCGTGTCGAGACCGCGATTGATGACTTTAAAGCTCCGGAGCAATCCGGTCCACCCACGTATTGCCGGTCTCGACGGCGGTGCGTGGGTTTTATTTTTGGAGGTAGTGATGCAGATTACAAAAGGTAAAAAACAGAAGCCAAGGCGTACGCTGATTTATGGCGTGCATGGCGTTGGGAAATCGACGCTGGCCGCTCAGGCAGAGAAGTGCTTGTTCCTTAATCTGGAGGACGGACTAAACGACATTGATTGCAGCCGGTCAGAATTGATTAAGGACTTCGATCAAATCATGGACGGACTGCGATGGCTCGCAGAATCTAAGCACGATTTTCAGCACGTTGCGATTGATACGATTGATTGGCTGGAAGCAATCATCCATAAAAAGGTTGCACAGGCAGCGGGCAAAGAGTCAATCGCCGACATCGGCTACGGGGCAGGCTACAAGCAAGCCCTAACCTACTGGGATCGGATTATTTTCGCACTTGACTGGCTGCGATCGGAAAAGGGTATCGGCGTTATCTTGCTGGCACATGCTGAGGCGAAGAAATTCGAAAGCCCGGAAACAGACAGCTATGACCGTTATCAACCCGCGTTGCATCCGCTTGCAGCATCATTGTTGCAGGAGTGGTGCGATGAGGTTTTGTTTGCCAGCTATCGCGTCTACACACGCAAGGAAGATCAGGGCTTTAATAAGTCGCGAACATTGGCCGTTGGCGATGGCGAGCGGTACTTGAGATGTCAGGAAACAGCAGCAGTGCTGGCGAAAAACAGGCTCGGAATGCCACCGGAAATTGATTTTTCGTGGGCGGCTTATGCGAGCTATTTCGCGAAGCCAAGCGGCAACATTGACGGAACCGTCGTTGACGGATCAAGCAAAGCGGAAGCAGAGTAGTTAGGTTTTTTCTTTAACAGGAGTGAAAAAAATGAGTGGAAATTTAGAAGGCTTCAACGCCAGTGACATTGAGCCACAGCAGGCGTTCACACCGATTCCCGCTGGTGATTATCAGGTGATTATCACTGAGTCAGAACTCAAAACAACGAAGGCAGGAACGGGTCAATATCTGAAGTTGAAACTTCAGGTGCTGAACGGACAGCATCAGAACCGGGTGCTGTTTGATAACGTGAACATCAAGAACCCGAACGAGACTTGTCAGCAGATTGGGCAGGGCACACTGTCAAGCATCTGCCGAGCGGTCAACGTGTTAACGCCAAAGGATTCGGCGGAACTGCACAACAAACCGCTGACAGCGGTGGTCAAGGTTGGAACGGATCAGAACAACAATCCGAACAACGAGGTAAAGGGTTACAAGCCTCGGCACACACAACCAGCGGCAGGGCCAAACATGGTGGAGCAGGCATTTGAGACGCCAGCACTATCTGGCGAAAAACCGAACCCATTTTAGTCAGTGGGCAGCACTTTATAGGGGCACAGAAATGTGCTGTGTCCCTGTTTTTTTAACGGGAGAGTTAAACAATGGAAATCAGCAAAGTTGACGCGGCTATTGATTACGCGGTCGAGGAATTGAGGCAGTCGGACGTGGTGTTGGATCAGATCGGCGAAGAGTATTCGCAGATTGTGGTTGCCAGTCCGCAGGATGACGCGGGCTTCGAAACAGCATCGACGGCGTTGAAACGTATGGTGCGATTGAGAAACGACGTTGAGAAAAAACGCAAAGAACTCAAAGCCGATTCAACTAGGTACGGCAAAGCCGTTGATGCTGAAGCCAGACGAATTCAGGGACTAATTGAGCCGATCGAAACGCATCTAAAAACACAATGTGATGTTGTTCGACTGGAACAAAAACGGCTGGAAGTGGAAGCGGAAAACAAGCGACGCGAACAGGTGAGAGGGTGGATTGATCGGCTTAACGATATTGGTGCTCCAGTCAATCCTGATGCTCTTAACACGATGACGGCTGATGATTTTGAATGGCATTATCGGGCAGCGTTAGCTGATGCCGAAAAGCGAAATGCGGTTCAGGCAGAATTGGAAGCTGAGTTAGAAAAGCATCGTCAAGCGGTTGAGCAGGAGCGGGAGAAACACCGAGCGGAACTTGAGGAGCTTCGAAAGTTGCGGGAAGCCGAGCGGGTGGCACTTGAGGAATTGACGCGAGCTGAACGTGAGGCTGAACAAGCTGAGTTGGCGCGGTTAAAACAGATTGAGGCGGAGCGAAAAGAAGCAGAAGAAGAAGCCCGTCGAATTGCTGAAAAGAAAGCAGACGAAGAGGCACGGCAAAAGCGTGAGGCCGAGCTGAAGCCGATCCGTGAACAACTTGAAGAGGTTGCAAGGTCAATTGAGTTTATCGAGATACCTGAGGCACTGGACAACTACGCGGAAATCATTGACCAGATTATTGATTCGGCAGCAGAGCAGATCCGGAGGTTAGCGAAATGATTCCGCGTTACTACCAACAGGCCGCACACGATGCGTCATGGCATTATTTGGCGAACCAAGCTGGTAACCCGTTGGTCGTGCTTCCAACGGGTGCCGGCAAGTCGCTAACGATTGCCATGGCAGTGCAACAGGCTCGGGCGTTCGATGCTCGGGTGATTGTGCTGCAACATCGCAAGGAATTGATTCAGCAGAACGCCGAGAAGATTCAGATACTGATTCCAGACATCAAGATCGGCATCAACTCGGCAGGTCTGAAAAGCTCTTCGTTCAGCGAAGACGTTATCTGTTGCGGCATTCAAAGTGTGTACCGCAAGGCCCACGAATTCGGACGGCGCGAACTGATTCTAATCGATGAAGTGCATCTGGTTGGTGGTCGTGATGACTCGATGTACGGCCAGTTTTTGGCCGACATTAAGACGATAAACCCGAAAGCCAGATTGATCGGATACACAGCGACACCGTACCGAACTGGTGAAGGTCCGATATGTGGGCGCGATAAATTATTCCAGCGGATTTGTCATGAGGCATTTACGGGTGATTTGATCCGTGAAGGCTATCTTTGCCCGCTGACAAACAAGCCAGCAGTGGCAACGGTTGACAGCTCACTGGTTAAGACGAGAGGCAGCGAGTTTATCAACTCGGACGCAGAGCGGGCGTTCCTGGCTGACGATAACGTTATGCAAGCGTGCCGCGAAATCGTGGAGAAATGCCACGACAGAAAATCGATTTTGGTTTTTAGCTCGGGCGTGCATCATGCGGAATCGATCGCTGAAACGCTGCGAGAATTGACCGGCGAACGGGTGGGAATCGTGACTGGCGAGACCTGGGCGATGGAACGCGAAAAGCTTCTCTCTGATTTTAAGAGCGGCACGCTTCGTTGGCTGATCAATTGTGACGTGCTGACCACTGGCTTTGATGCTCCGCGAATCGATGCGATTGCCGTCTTAAGAATGACAATGTCGCCGGGGTTGTTTGCTCAGATTGTGGGGCGTGGATTGCGAATGCACGAATCGAAAGGTGAGTGTCTGATCCTAGATTTCGGCGGCAACATCGCACGTCATGGAAGTCTTGACGATCCCAACTACGGGCGGGCAAGTGTCAACAGTCGAGGCTCGGGAACGGGTGAAGCGGCCGAGAAAAACGGACGCGGTAAAGAATGTTTCAACTGCGGTCTGGATGTTGCCGCGAACGCTCGGGAGTGTCCTGAGTGCGGGTTTTTGTTTCCCGTCAATCATGACGCTAGCGCTGACGAGTCATCGACGTTAACAGGCAAACCAGATCCTGAAGTTTGGATTGTGCAGAGCGTAGCGTGGGGCCGTCATGTTAAAAAGAATGCACCGGACGCGCCGAACACTTTGCGGATTGATTACACATGCCAGCCTGATGGCGAGCCGGTCACTGAGATTGCACATCAGTGCAAATATAATTGTGGCGGGTTGGTTGCTGGGATATCAAAGAACGGGCCACACAACGAACTGAAATGCAAGTCGTGCGGCAAACATCAGAAGTTTGTTGCGAAAGCCGAAACGCCAATAGGCAACCTGACGGAGACAATAATCAGCGAGTGGGTTTGTATCGAGCATCAAGGCTATGCAAGAGTAAAGGCTGTTGCGTGGTGGGATGCGAGATCGGAACATCCT